TGACAGCGGAACGCGATGCTCTGAAGGCACAGGTAGAGCAAGCGGGGAAGCCGGAGCGCCGTAAGAGATAGGAGGTGTGATGGCGAACACGATACGGATCAAGCGCGGCACCAAGGCACAGATAGAAGCTGGCGAGCTTAGCCACGGAGAGCCGGCCATCTCTACGGACTACGATCAAGTGTACGTCGGGACTGCCGCCTCTAAGGTCCGGCTGGCTTCGGCATCAGAGATCCCGGCGTTCGCCACTCCGTCTATCACGCTAGGAACGTCCGCCGCAGCTGGCGATGCCACAACCGTGATCCGATCGAACGCGACAATCGCCGCGTTTGATGCAACCGCTCCGTCAACCCAGGCGTTCGGGGATTCTCCGTCGGCAGGCGAGGCGTCAGTTGCGGCCCGCAGAGACCACAAACACGGGATGCCGTCCATCAACTCCGACCAGATCCGCAAGATAACTGTTAGCACAGATAGTCCATCTGAAGGATCGGATGGCGATCTCTGGTTCAAGTACACATCATGAGCGGCCACGTACGCGTTAGCGGTGAATGGAAGGAACTCTCTGATATATACGCGAGGGTCTCTGGCGAATGGAAGATGATAACCGATGGGTGGGCGCGCGTCAGTGGCGAGTGGGAAAAGATTTGGGATAAAGGCTTGTATCTATTTGCGTGTGGATATAACGCCCAAGGACAACTTGGCGATGGAACAACAACCAATCGCAAGGTTCCTACTGCTATTGAGACTTATAAATACGCAGCGATTGCTTCTGGCGGGTATCATTCACTCGGCATTCGTATAGACGGCAGGTTGGTAGCATGGGGAGCCAATGGAAGCGGTCAGATTGGTGACGGAACTACTACAAACCGCAATTCACCTACATTGATCGGAAGCTGTACATGGGGGGCTATTGCCGCCGGAGAAATCCATTCGCTTGGCATCCGTGCAGACGGCAAGCTATTTGCATGGGGAGCAAACAATTGCGGTCAGCTTGGGACCGGAGACACAAATGATCGCACATCGCCAACCGAGATCGGTAGCTGTACTTGGAAGGCAATTGCTGCAGGACTAAATCATTCTCTCGGAATAAGAGCAGATGACAGGCTGTTAGCATGGGGATTGAATACCAACGGCCAATTAGGAGATGGTACTACAACACAACGCAATTCCCCTACTCTTATCGGAACTAGTACATGGAAGGCAATTGCTTCCGGCGGAATACACTCTCTCGGTATTAGAGCAGATGACAGACTGTTAGCATGGGGGCTGAACGCAAACGGCCAATTGGGTGACGGTACTACGACACAACGCACATCGCCAACCTTGATTGGGAGCTGCACATGGAAGGCTATTGCTGGAGGAGAATCACACTCTCTTGGTATCCGAGCAGATGATAGGCTGTTGACATGGGGCGCCAATGATTACGGCCAATTGGGAGACAGTACATATAGTCGAAGGACGTCGCCTACGTTGATAGGATCGTGCACTTGGAAGAAAACCGCTGGTGCGCTTTATCATTCGCTTGGTATCCGTTCTGACGATCGCCTGCTAACGTGGGGCAGAAATTATTACGGCCAACTTGGCGATGATACTACAACAGATAAGCCCTATCCAATTGTAATTGGGAGCTGCACATGGGAGGCAATCGCTACTGGATGTGGCCACCACTCTCTTGGGCTGAAACGATGATCATCGTCTACGGAATCTGCAAAGATGAAGCCAAGCATGCCAAGCGATTCATGGAATCAATGGCAGGTGTAGACCAGGTTGTTCTCTGTGATACCGGTTCCACTGATGGCACGCCGGATATCCTACGCTCTCTTGGTGCTACTATTCACGATATCACTGTATCTCCCTGGCGATTTGACCTTGCTCGGAACATGGCGCTCTCATACGTTCCTGTAGATGCAACGATCTGTATCTCCATGGACCTAGACGAGGTATTGTTACCGGACTGGCGAGAGAAACTAGAGCAGGCGTGGACGCCTGAGACAACGATGCTCCGCTATCCATTCATTCATAACTGGGAGGATAAGGAGCAGACGATCCCCAGGCTTTCTGTATGGGGATTCAAGATACATTCACGCCATGGGTATATCTGGCGCTACCCGATCCATGAGACGCTGGTGCGGACCGCTCCCGGGGAGTGCGTTACGACGTGCACCGAGGAGATCATCCGCCACTACCCGGACCCGAACAAGAAGGAGAGATGGTCTAGGATCGCTCTCCTCAAGATGGCAGCCGAAGAGTACCCGGACGATCAACGTTGTGCGCACCTATACGGGCGCGAACTCTGGTTCCACGGACGATACGAGGAAGCCATTGCCGAACTGAAGCGCCACCTGGCCATCTCTGACCGCTACCTGGAGCCGTACGAGGACGTAGATGGCATCGCACAGACGCGTTCGACTAGCTGCCGGTTGATCGCGTACTGTCTGAACCAGCTCGGCAGGGATCCGAACGAGATCGCCGTCTGGATGCTCCGGTCGCTGGCCGAGAACCCGTCCCAGCGGGAGCCATGGATCAGGCTAGCGCAGTTCTGGTTGGCACATGGCGATCCTGAATCCGCGTATGCCTGCGCGCAGCGCGGATTGGCCATAACTGATAAAATGCGGAGCAATGAGATTGAGGAGGAGTGCTGGGGGGCAAGCGCCGAGAAGCTTCTGGAAGTGGCGCGCGCTCAGACGATGCTGAACGGGATGCGATACATGGAGGGATGCAATGTTTCAGATCAATGACGGTAACACGTTCTGCTACATTCCAGAGAAGGGAGCGAACAAGCTCCAGTTCGGGGCCACGGAACCTGTCGAGGAGTGGGAACTTCTAGATCCCATCCCCGGAGTCACGCTAGATGAGAACGGGTTGCTCACGGTGGAATCTACAACCGACGTGTCCGGTTATGCCAACCGCGAACACTGGGTCACTGTTATCGCTCATTCCAAGGGTCGCACCGACAAGCTGCCAGTTGTCATTTGTCACAAGCCGGACTGGTCGAAAGTGCCGCCACCGATGATGGTGGAGGATGAGATCGCTGCGCTCAAGACGCGCGTAGAAGCCATTGAGAGCAAGGTCACGAGCCTGGAGGCGGCGCGCAAGTGAGGACGATCACAGATGGTCTGACGGCGACACAGGTAACGGGCGTCCAAGTCGTGGTATCGCACCCGACCTTGGGAGATGTGAACCTGTGTTCTCCGAGCGGATCATCGTTTCCAGGGAAGTCGCGCGTGCTGGCGCTGTCCATGGTCTACTCGCATGACACTGGGGCATGGACGGCGTCGCTAACCCTAGCCAACCATGCGCCGTTCAGGGATGCCGGCGAGTCGCTTGACCCTGGCCACACGTCGGATTTCAACCCATCCGGAGTTCCGCTCCTAGGAGGATACAACCGGGTCAAGATCAAACTCGGCAAGGGCGGTAACACACCTGCCACCGTCTTCGATGGTTACGTTGGACCCGGTAACACGCGCGGCACCGAGGACGTCAACGGAGACGATACGCTAGAGGTTGACGTTGTCGGCATCCTGCAACCGTACGCCGACTACTACATTGACATCAGAGAAGGCCGCGTGTACAGCGACACGTATATCTCGGCAGCGACCAACTGTCTGAACCAGATCCTGACCGACTACGGATTCGCGCCGGTGATTGAGGTAGAAGACGATCCTCTTTATTACGTCTACAAGTACGAGATCGGTGACGTTTCGCTGCTAGAGGCGATCCAGCGTCCTGTGAATGCGATCGGGTACGTCCTGGCGGAGAAGTACCACGCCGGGAGCGGGGACTTTCGTCCCACGATCGTAGACCCGGACCGGTCCAACGTGACGCCGGATCTTACCATCGGCGGGAATATCCGGTTGTTCCGGACAGACTACACCGAGGCGAACGTGCGCACGGCGGTGCGGGTGGTCTACCGGGAACGTTCAACCGGCAAGGAGGCCGTGGTAGATGCGGCAAACGAGGCGGCGCGGCTCGTCTACGGCGTCCCAGATGGAACCGGCAGGAAGCACCGGTACATGCGCATTGTCGAGAAGGCCGGCTCGCTAATAGATACGCGCGCCGAGGCCGTGAAGCTAGCAGACTATGCTTTACATGATCTTTCCTCGCCGTGTCCTAACGCGGAGGCGCATATCCCATGGCTGTGTCTTGGATTCGAGGGCGGAGAGCTGGTAACAATTGACACACCGTCAGAGACGGTCACGCTCGGGGTAACTGGCATCACCATGACAATCGGTCAAGGCGATACAGTGGGTTCTACAGTTCTCCGCGGCGCCTTGTACAAGCGGATCGGCGCGCGGCGGTACTGGTTCTCGCGTGCGCGTACTGACTGGCTTGGGAAGCACGATCGTGATCGGGATGAGCGCACGGGACCGATACCGGAGCCTCCATCCCAGCCGGAGGCGCTGGGGGTTTGGGGGGAAGGTGTTTCTGGAGATTCCACGCCGGTCCTGCACGTCCGCTGGGCTGGCACGCGTAGCTGGAACATCTCCGGCTACCTTGTACGGTACAGAGAGGGTACGCTAATAGACTACGGGACTGCGACGGGAGGCTCGGCCAACACGGTCGAGGATACGTCCAAGGCCTGGACTCCAGGCGCACTGGCCGATCACTACCTGTGGTTGACCGCTCCGGCGCGCAATGCGGTCTGTCGCCGGATACTGTCCAACACAGCGACAGTTCTCACAATAGATCCGGTAGATGATCCGATCGCCAACGGCGAGACATACGAGATCCTGCGAGCGATTGGAGACTGGACATATGTAGCCACGGACATCTACCCCTACGTTCAGATTGAGGGGCTCGGCGAGGGGAAGAGGATGATCTGTGAGATCGCATCTGTTCCAGTGAGTACGAGGAGGTAATATGGCGACGTACAGACGATGGGCGAGAGCAATCGTAGATGAGACAGGGTTGATCATTCCAGCCGTAACGGTGACGGTGTACGAGGCCGGCACTACGGATGCAGCCGACATCTACGAGGACAAGGCCGCGACCACTCCCAAGGACAACCCATTTGTGACGGGCGCCGACGGGATCGCTTCCTTCTTTATTGACATCGAGACCTACCCTGAAATGACCATCGTACTCTCGAAGGCCGGATACGACTTCACAGCACAGAATGACGTGCTGACCTACGTGGGCTGGGCGGGATAATGGCGACGCGCGGTTACATCAGGCCGCACATCTACGGGGTAAGATCCAACCTATCGGCATGGAGCAAGCCGGTCGCAGCGCGGCTCCCGTACCGGTCTGTCGCACCAGGCGCTCCCACAGGAGTGACAGCGAGCGGTGTAGTCGAGGCCGTAGTAGTTTCGTGGACGGCTCCTACTGTCCGCGCGGACGGCGAGGACCTTCCGTTCGGGGCCCTCGCCGGGTACAGAGTCTTCGTGTCAGATGAGCCATCCATTGACGTTGGAGATCCGAACACTTATGACAGCGTCTGGTTTGTCAACGCCGAAACGTTCACCTACGCGCTGGACGGATCAAGCTTGGGACCGTGGTACTTTGTGGTATGCGCGGTTGACCGGGCTGGCAACCAAGGGCTCCCATCTACCGAGGTTAGCGATTCTGGACTGAGTAGTTCAGAGGACATTCAGGTAGACGACTGGAGTACCGGGAACGCCGAGGCCGTGATCGTAGGCGCTGGCCGTATCTTCCTCAAGATGCGCGCTGCGAAAACGACGTGGGCCGGGTTCTCCTACTACAAGGTCTACACTGACATCAACACCGGCAGCGGCTTCCCAGGTTCCTGGAACTTGATCGGCACCACAACTACCGGGTTTATGCACTCACCGCTGGACACGAGCTATGCCTATCAGTACAAGGTCACGGTCGTGGCCAGGGACGGCACCGAAACCACGGGAACGATCCACAACGGCGCCGGGTCTGGTTACACCCCGAACGAGGACGATCAGGACAATCTGCTAGCCGACACCGTGGCCGCGCAGCATATCATCGCGCAGTACGACATCAAGGGCCGGACGTTGATCGGTGGAACGCTCCGCTCTACTAACTGGGGAACGGGTGATGGGACTGAGTTCAACCTTGACGGCGGCACGTTCAAGCTCGGCGGTTCTTCTGATCCGAAGCTATCATGGGACGGTTCAGAGCTGGTGACAACCGGGACACATCGCAGCGCGAATTACGTAGAGGGCGAGGACGGTTGGGCCATATTCAAAAACGGCAACGCGGAATTCTACAACATCTACATCCGCGGTGGCACGATCGAACTGGATTCTATTCCTTCGCTTGGAACTGTGCACGAGAACGTTGTGGACAACTACAGCTTTGAGCGGGTCAGTGCCGGCAAGCCGGCTTCCTGGAAGACTAGCGGCGACTGGGTAGTAGACGATGCCGATGCGTACCACGGCTCGCGCTCTATGCGCTGCACCGGGTCCGGTACGCTCTACTCAACTTGGGGGCCGTGTAACGCCGGACTAGACGTCAAGGGCGGTATAGCGGTCAAGTCTGATGTCGCGCCGACAAGCCCTTCGATTGTCGGTAGCGCAACCGGATCAGGAACGGGAACGTCTGTGGTATGCGTAAGCTCAGCTAACGGTCTGTTTGTAGGAGTAGGCGGCAGCGCGCCGAAGCTCGTGTCGTTCGACATGCGCGATCCGACTAATCCGACTGTGCGGAGCAGCATCAGCTTGAGTTACACGCCGCGATATCTATGGATTAGCGGTTCGACGCTGGGGATGATCGCTGGCAATGAATTGAAGCTGTATTCTATAGGTACAGATCAGACGTTGGATTTATACAATACATACAATATAGATAACCCGCTGTCTGCACTGGCTATCTCTGCTGGATACAACCACTCAATCGGGCGCGGTCCTGATTCTATGATTCGCGCTTGGGGGCTCAATGACTATGGCCAGCTCGGAGACGAGAGTACTACCAATCGCAACTCGCCAGTTCTCATCGGGAGTTGCACCTGGAAGGCAATTGCAGGTGGTCTTCACCATTCCCTTGGTATTAGAGCTGATAATCGCCTGCTAGCTTGGGGCCTGAACAACTATGGCCAATTAGGTGATGGAACTACGACAGATCATACTTCACCAACGCTCATTGGTTCATGTACATGGAAGGTCATTGCGGCAGGAGAATTGCATTCGCTCGCGATACGGGCAGATGGTAGGCTTCTAGCTTCTGGATACAACGGCGCGGGAGAACTCGGTGATGGTACTACTACAGATCGTAGTTCGCTAACTCTGATTGGTTCGTGTACATGGAAGGCCATCGCCGGAGGCCAGTATCATTCTCTTGGTATCCGGGCCGATGATAGACTATTAGCTTGGGGATACAATGCCTATTGTCAACTTGGGGATGGAACAACGACACAGCGAACATCGCCGACGCTAATCGGAACTTGTACTTGGAAGGCCATCGCCGGCGGCAATACCCATTCGATTGGTATCCGTGCCGATGATAGACTATTAGCTTGGGGCCTGAACAACTATGGCCAATTAGGTGATGGAACTACGACAGATCATACTTCACCAACGCTAATCGGGTCATGTACTTGGAAAGTTATTGACACCGGCCATGTCCATTCGCTCGGTATCCGTGCCGATGACAGGCTTCTGGCTTGGGGCGACAATTCACGTGGCCAGATTGGAGATGGTACTACGACACAGCGAACATCGCCGACGCTAATCGGGTCATGTACTTGGAATGCAATCAATGGCGGCAAGTATCATAGCCTTGGTATAAGGGCAGACAATTACATAATGGCATGGGGTGCAAATGAATATGGCCAACTCGGAGATGGTACATGGAGCGATAAATCCAGTCCGCAAGAAACACTAGTATTTGAGCGGTATACCATTACTCCAGGACTCCACACGGTGCTTCGATTCGGCGATTATATATATAACGCCATCGGCTCAATGTTCTATGTTCGCAACGCTTCGGATTATTCGACAGCACGGAGCTTCAGGTTGCCAGGATCAATAGGTCCATATTCGTTAGCCCGTTCCGGGAACGCGCTCTTCGTAGCAGCACGCGGCAGCGCGCACCTGTTCTCCGTAGATATCTCTGACCCGTTAGCTGCGGCGATCCTTGACACGGCCACGCCAGCCGCGGCGGCGACTGACATCGTCGTTTACGGGAACCATCTCTATCTCCAAACGGCATCCGACGTGAAGGTCTATGACGTCACCGATCCAAGCGACATCACGTACGTGGGGGCGTTCGGGGACGCATCGAATGGCACCTACGGACTCGCGCTCTATGGGGCCTATCTCTACACGTGCGGCGTTTCCTCAGGGAATCGCGTGATCAAGGTCTATTCTCTCGCCGATCCATCGAATCCTAGCTACGTTGGAACGTCCGGGAACCGGGACAACAAGATGGCGTACCCGGATGGCTACGGCGGCAAGCTCTACCTGACAGATTATGACGGGACAGATCGCGCTCCGAAAGGATACGCTGCCACGCTCGCTAACGCGGACATCCGGCTCTATGGCCAGTTCGGCACCGCACCGACAATCGGCGCGGCAACGTTTACCGGCTCCGGCCTGAACGATATGACATCAGGCGGCCACTACACCGGCTTGGAATCTGATCCGATCTCGTACCGCGTCCAGATTGACGGAACCGGCACGCCGGACACGTTCAAGTGGTCTAATGACGGAGGCGCGACCTGGGTTGTCACCGGCGTCAACATCATGGAAGCGGCGCAGCATCTAGAGGATGGTGTCCGGATAACGTTCGGCGCCACCACTGGCCACACGGTCGGCGACCGCTGGGACTTCACGGTAACGCCGTCACAGGTCCTGGACACGGTGCAGATATACCGCGGGAATCGGGACAGTCCGCTCGCGGTTGACACATGGCAGGGCGCCGTGCGCGTATTGCCAGCCGGTTCGGTGTCGGGCGCGGCGCAGGCCATGCGCGCAGTGGTAGAATCGAACGTAGGGGACACCGACGAGGTTTGGGTAGATGCAGTTTCCCTCCGCAATGAAGTGTGATATAATACGGCCAGGAGGTGGAACATGAAAGTCGCGTCGGGAGTAATGGCGATCGTGGCGTCCCTGATTCTGCTTACAGGCTGCGCTAGCAAGGAATACGATCTAGGGACCCATGTCGAGGTCACTGGCCACACCGCGACGCTCTACGTCATGCGGTGGGAGGTCGTTGGGTCTGGAACGGCGGCACTTCCAGAGGACTATGTAGTGGACTGGGGAGATGGCACGATCTCATCTAATCGTGACGGCACGCGCATAGATACCCACTGGCGCTGGGTGCACACGTATGTGAACCCCGGTCAATACAGGATCTCGGTTAGCGGCTCTGGAACTGCAGCGGAACTTAGCGTGGCCATTGAGTAACAGAATACTTGACACGGCCACGCTAATATGATAAACTGCGACCGAGGCACCCGAATAGGGCCCTCATTGTGCGAAGGCACGATGGGGGCCTTTCGTCTGAGCCTCGCGGGAGGTGACTTTATGGACAGTCGGGGAGGATCGGGACCGTGAGCACAGTGATCAGCAAGTTGTTATCTCCACTGTTACGCAGGTTCGGTCCGGCGATCGCGGTCGAACTCCTGTGCTCGTTCGACCCAGAACAGTTAGCGGATCGTCTGGAACCATATCTCACCGCCGCAATGAATCGTATGCCATCGGAGTGGAGGCCGGTATTCGCAATGGGGTTGCGGAAACTGGCCGAACTGGCGGCGGCATTGGCAGAGTAGGAGGCTATATGGAAATGGCACAGACAGTAGCGTTGATGCTAGCAGGCGGCATCGCTGTCCCTCTTCTACAGGCGATCAAGAAGGCGCTCGGGTGGCAGGGGCCGGTGATGCTATGGCTATCCTTTGTGGCATCCGTAATTCTCGCAGTACTCGTTCTACTCATGTTCGGTCAGATCTCCCTGGCGGGGATCTTCGCAAATCCGGAGATCCTGTTCGGAGCATCGGGTATTGTGATGACGCTAGCGCAGCTAATCTACGGATCCATAAAGGATCAACTCTAGGAGGTGGCGCATGAAGAAGCTCTCTATCGTTCTTGTGACGTTCCTAATTCTGGCGGGCATGGCGGCTTACGCTGGCCCGTTCATCGGCGGCGAGATCGTTCCGTCTGGAGGGACTGGCATTCCGTATCTCGCTATCGGTTGGGATAGCGGCTCGTGGATCAAGACTTCTGTAACGTTGTCCAATCCACTAACAGCTAACGGATGGTATGGGCTGTCGGTTACTCCATTGTATACGTTGACGCCGTCATTCAGGATCGGCGGAGGCGCCAGCGTATGGTTGGAGACATGTAGTTGGGCGTTCAGCAGGTCATCTTGGGCAGTTGGCGCCGAGATTGTCGGAAAGTGGAGAGGGGCAATGGGCTGGTTGCGATTCAACTTACCCATGTCTATCAATCCTGCTTCTACGCTATTAGGGGCATGGGTTGTAGTCGGATTCGCATTCGATGTATCCCCATGCGGTATCTCTCCGACACCGGGATGCCCGGCCATGGAGGCGAGTACTCAATAAGGAGCTGAGATGCGTAGACTTGGAGCGGGCCTTGTTATCGGGCTGGCGCTGGCTCTGTCAGGATGCGTACAGCTATTCGATGACGGGCCGGAGGTGGATCCGTACGTAGCGCAATTCACTGCTACGGTAGCGGGCATATCTACCGTCGTGGTGGACGCGCAGGCGTCCAGAGCCGACAGGTACATCTGGGACTTCGGAGATGGGAAGGGAATCGCGGGCGGGCCCGAGACGGCAGTTGTCTCACATACGTATGACAAGCGGGACGTTTACGTGATCATTCTCATCTGCGAGTGGAATACTGGAACATCCGGGGGCGGGTCAGCCGATGGCGGGTGTTGCGGTCCGCCTCCGGGACCCGGCGGCGGGGGGGGCGGATCAACTCCATCTGGTGAGCCTACGATTAGGAGTACATACCGCATCGTAGATATGACGGGCGGAGAGAATACGCTCAAAGCGATTCTCATCACGCTCAACGGCTGGGGCGGCGTTGCCGACAGCTTCTATCCTGGCCAGAAGGTCTGTCTGTGGGCCGGAGAATCCGTCGGCGAGAACCTGTGGTACCAGATGGAGATTGTCAGAGTGGTATCAGAGGACGATCCGACACCGATCCCGTATTGCTGGCAAGAAGACAAAGTTGGCAGCATCATCTGTGAGCCTGAGATCCGATATATCCGCACAGAGCAGAAGTCGTTCTGTTGGTATATCGCAGGTCCAAGCCTGTGTAGTGGAGAGACGTGGACGTTCCGTGTGACGCTGTGGATAACCGACGCATACGGACGGCGAGCTAGCACCACCAAGTTTATTCACTCGGGGTGCTGTCCGTGACGTGATGTTACTCGCGGGCTGGAGGCGACTCCCCCGACCGCCTCCCGATCGCAATCCGCCTCCAGCCCGCAGTAACACCGATTGGGGGGTGATAGGATGGACTGGATCGCGCAACTCAAGGACTTGTCCATCGGAATCGCGTTCGCTGTCGTCTTCGTGATTGGAATTGTTATCATACTAAAGCGTATAGTTGAGCCATTCCAGTCCGAAATCAAATCATCACTCCAGCAGAACTGCACCATGCTGGATCGCATTGTTACAAACCACCTGGATCACGATAGAGAGGAACGCAAAAACACGCGCGAGGTCATGAAGGAGGTATCAAGGGCGCTGGAGAAGCAGGCCGAGGTTCTGAGCGGGCTAGTGGACACAGTACAGCGGAACATACACCGGGAAAAGTGAAATCTGTCGTAGCGTTGGCAGACCTGCACTGTGGCCATCGGGCGGGATTGACCCCACCGGAGTGGCAATGGCCTGTCCGAAACGCGCCTCCTGCGAGGGCGGCCTGGGGTGTGGCTCAGCGGGAGGCATGGAAGGCCTACACAGACATCAGGAAGGCCATCGGTAGTCCGGATCTCCTAATCGTTGTCGGTGACCTCATTGACGGGCGTGGCGAGTCCTCCGGTAGCACAGAGCTGGTCGCGGTTGACAGGTTAGAACAATGCGAGATGGCGCAGGCGGCGCTAGATGTTTGGGGGGCTCAACGTATCGTTATCGCGCGCGGGACGGCATACCATTCCGGAGACATTGAGGAATACGAGGACCTCATTGCACACGGGCTCGGCGCGGAGATTGACACCCATCCGTTTATTCAGGTTGAGAATGTCGTGTTCGACGTGAAACACCGCATTAGCGGCTCACAGGTTCCCTACGGACGGTACACTGCGTTAGCACGAGACCGCGTATGGAACGTGCTGTGGGCAGAGCGAGATGAGGCTCCCAAGGCACAAGTGATTCTCCGAGCGCATGTGCATTATTTCGCAGCGATCTCCGGGCGCGGCTGGACGGCTATGATCCTACCTGCATTGCAGTTGGGGCGGACCAGGCACGGGGAAACAAACTTCTCCGGCACCGTAGATTGGGGGCTGGTGCAGTTCACGGTAGAGGGAGGTGGGCACACATGGCGCGAATACACACGAGGCCTCCGGGCGAACGCGCGGACGCTCATCCACGTTCCATAGGCGGCGGTCACACCTGCGGCGAGGAGCTGTACGTCCCGGAATTGGAGGATGCGATGCAGGTGGTGCCGCCATGCCGTCCTTGGACAGAGAAGGAACTGGCGGCACTGCGCCGGTACTACCGTCCTGGGATGCTGAGGGCCCTGGTTGAGTACTATGCCAAGGCCTTCCCACCGGGGCGGTCGCTGGCCGCGATCGAACACCAGGCGCGGCGTCATGGTATAGCGGGGAAACGTGGCTAGCCGACGCTCGGCATACGTAGAGGCGACCGAACTCCTGGCCTACTGGCAGCAAAAGTTGGGGCTGCAATCCTGGCGTATCGGCATTGTCATATCCCACGTTCTCCCAGTACCCGATAGCGAGGCTGCCATTGAGATCGTTTGGGAAAACGAGGTCGCGCGCCTAACAATACTCCATCCGGACAGCTACGAGGCCAGCGGACTGCTAGAGGAGCAGGACATTGAGCGCGCCATTGTCCATGAGCTAGTCCACATCGTACTGGACCCCATCGAACCGAAGGACAGGCAATCCCTCGACTGGAGGGTATTCGAGGCCGCGGTGGATCGGCTGGCGCGCGCGATGGTGGCAGCTAGGAGAGAACGCAAGAGAAGCGCGTAGGCCTTCGGCGCGTCTACTGTAACGGGGCCTGGAATTGCGGGCCAGCCAGAACCCAAGTCGTGAGCCTGACAGGTGATTCTCCAACTTCCAGTGTAAAGGACTTGACAAGCGAGGAGTAACCCGCTATAATGAGGTCACTCGGGGGAAACGAAAGGAGGAGGGAATGTCAACGCTAGAGCACATCGTGAGGTTCAAGGCAGGTCATGACTGCATCAAGTTCCGGTGTAAGTGGGGTCATGACAACTGTATTCCTGGAACTGTGGGATCGCACGGATATGACGGGCTTTTCATCAACTTTATCGTGATTGGGGATGATGGGGCCGTTCAATTCGTGATCCATACTAACTGGGTGCCGCAGTTTGTCACAATGCCGGACAAACGGCTCACAATGTGGGAACGAACTGTTCTGCGTCGGCGACAGATATTGCCGAAACTATGGTATCATTCAAAGTCACCAATGTATGAAGGCCAGGAACCGATCTTAGAGAAGTGCGAATATACCAATGGAATCTGTTACTTATGCCTTGACGAGTCTGACTACGGTGCATCTGACGCAATGTATTCGCTTGTAAACGGAGGAGACGAGGCCCTGTGGTCGTTTCTGGAAACATACTACGAGCACGTATTCCATGGTGGCCCGTTCCCTGCCACTACGGAATATCCTACTGAACAGAGGGAGAACGAGCAGCCGTTATTAGACAACATGATGGACGATAGCGCGCCGTGGAGGCCGTAGAGCCGATAGGCGCGAGGAGGCTAGATGAAAAAAGACAAGACGTCGAACTCTGATTCTCTGGCCGCACAGATCCGCGGGTTGCGGCTGGCGTATGGCCTGAGCCAGGCCAAGCTGGCCGAACGGCTCGGCGTGAGCCGGGTCACAGTATCTAACTGGGAGCGCGGGATAGCGGTTCCTACATCTCGCGTCATCAAGAGGCGGATCCAGCAGGAGCTGGAATTGCAAAGGGGGAGCAATGAACGAAGGAGCGATGAGGTCGGACAATCTGGGGGAGTTGATCGGGGCGCTGTCACAGGCGCAAGCTGAGTTCAGGCCGATTGAGAAGAACAAAACAGTAGATGTTATGACGCGGACGGGCGGGACATACCGGTTCCGGTATGCGACGCTCGACACG